ATTAGATTTACATTCAACACTTGCTGTTAGTGTGCAAGGACCGAGTACAACATCAACAAGTAGAGATTTAGTTATAAGGAATACAACGGATACTGTGACTGGTGGTTTTATGGAAAGATCTGCTGTAACTGGCAAAGAAGAGTTTAGGTTGTTAGGATATAGTCGTGATCCTAGAGTTATAGTATCACAGTCTTTTCCTTTGGATTTACAGATTAATGGAATGATAGTAGAGGTGGCATTTTAATGGCAAACCCTTTTTTAATAGCGGCGGCGGCTATACAAGGTATAGGTTATATGAGTGCGGCAAGAGGTGTAAAAGCTGAAGGTGCATTAACTGTAAGAAATATTAAATCTCAAGCTAAATACAGACAGTTACAAGGACTACAAGAACATAATCAGATCATGGCACAACTACAAACATTTAAAGATACAAATCAAAGTCTTGCAGGTGTAATGGGTAGAGATGAAGGAAGTGATAGGTCATTAAAAAGATTAAGAGAAAAAGCAAGAGAAAACAATGCAACTACAATAGCTAGAGCAAATGTACAACTAGGAGCAGATCTTTCTAAATTTTCACAACAACAACAAATGGCAACATTAAAAGCAAGAAATCTAAGTAGAGCATATAGATATAAGATGTTTAGTTCTTTTGCTACAGCAGGATACCAAGCGAGTATTACATAACATGGTAGAATTTATAAAATCAAAACAAACATCATTTGTAAATAAACCAGTAGGCATAGTACAAGCTGACACTGGTGCAACATCACTAGGTAATGCCATAGCAGACTTTGGTAAAACATTACAAAATATAGCTTTCACAGAAGCTAAACGAGATGCCATTGCATCAGATATTGAAACTGCAAAGACATTACCAATTATTGATGACAATGGTAATTTTAAGTTTGAAAAAGGTAACTTTTCAAAAGTAGGAGAACAAAAAGCTAGATCTATATTAGAAGCAAGATATGCAAATAAATTAATGAATCTTGCAAAAGAAAAATTTAATACACTGCATCAAGCCTATGCTTTAGATAAAGATGGATTTGATGATGCCGCTAAAGATTATATCAAAGGTCATGTAGATAGTTTTAAACAGAATGGTATGGAAAGTTTTATACCTGCGTTTTTATCTAAGATAGAACAACAAGCTGTGTATCATAGCAATAAAATATTTAATGATGTAGCTGACGAAGAAGAACGTATAGCTATGGAAGATGTTAAAATAAATATTGAAGATGAAGTTAGAGCATTAGAAGCACTTAATTATAATTTCAAGAATCTAGAATCATATGATGATTTAGAAGAAGCTGATGAATTATATAAAGAAATTCAAGACACTGAAAACTATATTGAGTCTGCTATTACACAATTAAAAGGTAAAAAGTATGGCTTGAAAGCACCTGCTATAAACGAGATAAGACGTAAGATTAAAATATATAGCACTAGTGGAATACTAAATAGAATTATAGATAAGAATCCAACTGATGATAAAGCTATCAAGATTATGGAAAATGTATTTCAAGGTAAAAAGGTTTCACCAATACAAGAGGCATATTTAAGATTAAGTAATAATAAAATCACTTTAGAAGATATGGAAGAAATATCTAAATTAACTGAGAGATTTACATACAGTTATTCAGATAGAGATTACATTACAAGATATTTAAGTAATAGATCAGGTGATGCCGCAAAAGAAAATCTTAATCTTGCAGAAATGATTGAGTCACAAAATTTTAAAAACTTAGCTGAAGGTTTTGGTGTTCATCAAGATACTGAAAATAATCGCAAAGGATTAAATCAAGGAATATCTATGATAATAGGAGAGCCATTAACAGTGCAATCTTTATTAAAAATGGATAAAGGACAATATGAAAAAACACTTGAATATATAAAAAAGAGTTCAGTATTACCTTCAACATTAGAAAATTTATTTACAAATACTAGACCTTTAGCAATATTTGGTAATATGTCAGCAGAAGCTAAAAAAACTGCGGCTTCTCGAATATATGATCTTTGGAATCAAATAGGATTTGATGCAAAAGGTAATGCTAGATATCCAAATAAATATAAAGCAACATATGAAAGATTTAATGATATTAAAGATATTGTTGATATTGTTGGTGCAGATGGCATTGTTGATGCTTTTGAAATAGCTACAGCTTTACCACAAACTGTGAAAGATATGAATCAAGCAATATCATCTTATTCTTCTGAGTTTGGCTTAGATGAAAATTCAGATGCAAAAGATGTTATAGAAAGTATATTAAAAAGTAGTGATATTCCTCCTGAATTTTATGGTGACTATAAAGAATATGTTAGATATAAATTATACAAAGGTACAGTAGAAACACCAAATGGTACAGTAGTACGATTAGATAAAGACAAGTTTATTTCAAGTTTAAATAATACATTCCGTAATACTATGGAAATAGATGATGGTGTTGTTTTTTCTTTATATGGCAATAGACTTAGTGAACATAATCCACATAGTTATGTAAATAAATATAAAGATGATGCAAGTCGTAAATTCTTTTTACGTCATGTACAAAACAGATTAGATGTTGAAAATAACTATGTAGAAAATGAATCAGGCGATCTTGTAGCTAATAAACGTCAACTTAATATTGGTGATAATGTAGCATTGATACCAGACTCTCGTAACAAAGGTGCTAGTCGTATGTCATTTATTGTTGCAGATATAACTACAAAGCAACCTATTATGTCACAATATGGTACATATATTGTAATAGATACTGATGATGTAGACTTTGAAATGTCTATGAAAGCAGATGAAACTAAGAAAAGAATATTAGAAAAGAACTATCATAGTGTCACAATTACTGAGCCACAAATAAAAGATATTATAAATATATTAGATAATACAAGTCCACCACCATCTATGGTTAAAGGATTTGGAGAACAATATTATGGTGTAAATCCTACTCTTGATAAGGCTTTAGAAGATGCAGGATACAACCCTATGAATAATTTAATAAACGATCAAAAGTTTGTATCTGAAAATATACCATCAAGAGAAAGTCCAATAGCAAAAGGTATATCATATTTATTAGATTTAGTAGGTATAGAAACTGATGCTCCATTAAGAAAAGATCTATTTGTATTTTTAAATAACCAAGATATTCCTGAAGTACAAAATACTGGTACTACAAATCCTGCTTGGAAATTTATTTATGATGAAGTTATAAGAGATCCATCTTTAAATAAAGCAACTAAAAATCAATTAGAAAAAGTATTTGATGAAAAAGATTCTATAGATATTCAAGATGATTTTGTTCGTAATGTAAAATATGTTGCAGGGCATGAGGGATATGATGGCACAGCTTATGTAGATGGCACTGGTAAAAATGCAACTATATCTTTAGGTGCAGGTTTAAATGTTAAGTTTATAACTGATGCACAGATGGCTATGATTAGTTCCAAAGGTCAACAAGCAATAAAAGAAATAAGACAACTCATGAAAACTGATATGAGTCTTGAAAGAATAGCAGAAGCAATAGATGAAAAGTATGGTACTATCATTAAAAAGACTGAATCAGATGCAATCTTTACTGCTAAAATGACAGAAAACTATAAACAATTTGTAAAAGACTTTCCAAACTTTCCTTTGGTTTCTGTAGAAAAACAGATGGCTATGTTAGATCATGCTTATCAAATGGGATATGGTGAGGGTGAATTTGTTGAATATTGGAGAAATATAACAAAGGCTTTGAATACAACTAATCCTGAACATAGAGCTTTTTATTTTCAAAGAGCAGGATCACATTTAATTTATAACTATGAAAAAGACGATCAAAATATATTTGATGGTAACTTTGTAACTGGAAGAACTATATTATCAAACCAGACAGAAGATAGGGTATTTGATAGAGCATCATTGTTCGGTTTTCATGCTGATGCAAGAACACCATTCTTTAAAAGAAAAGCTAAACAAATATATAAGGCAGTAACTAAATAATGTCAGATTTAATATTTAGACAACAAGATTTTAGTAAAGAGTTTACACCTGATTCATTAATAAACTTCAAACCTATTTATAGAAGTTTAGCTAATAATGAAGGAACTTCAGATCCTACATTTATGGAATCTATGATATCAGGATTAAAGTATCAGTGGTTGCCATTAACAAATAGAACAGTAGAGTATTATAATTTTTCTGATGTTGAACAAGATCCTGCATTTGATTTTAAACAGCAGATGATTGCAGATAATGCTTATGCTTATGCAGATGAATTAGCTAGATCAAAAAACTTAGATCATTATAATTATATTTTGAATGATATAAAGGCAATCGAACAGAATAGAACTATATATGATAGAGCAGGTTTTGGTGGTGCTTTAGTGGCAGGTGTTCTTGATCCACTTAATATAGCTTTTATGTTACCAGTATTTAATGTAGGTGTGAGAGCGGCTTGGTCAGCAAAGTCAGCTTTTGGTGTAGGTAAAGAAACAGCTAAGTTAGGTGCATTGTTTGGTGTTGGTAGTGAATTGATTCGAGCACCATTTGATCCATTTAATACACCTGCTGAAGTAATAAGTAATGTTACAGCTAATACTGTTTTTGGTGGTTTGCTTGGTGGTGGTACTAGGGGTGTAGCTAATTCATTTGGTGCTATTAAAACAAGAATACAGAATAGAAAGAATCCTTTAAAAAATGAAACAGACATTGATACTATAAAAGGTAAATATGCAGATTATATGGGTGAAGAAGGTTTAGCTAAAAATGCTTTTGATAAATATAATTTTATAAATCATTTTATACCTGCTCGAAGAATACAAAGTTATGTTTATCGTGACGGTAAAGATGCTAAAGAAGCACCTGATTATGTAAGAGCAATTCACGCAGGTGTTGCATATAATGGTGTTACACCACTAAAGAAAAACTTTCTAGGTCAAGGTGTGCAATCAGTTGATATGGCACAAACACAATATGGTGCATTAGGTTTGCAAGTTGAAGTTGAATGGCGAAAGTTATTAAATGAATTTTATACTAAAACAAAAGGTACTGGTACTATCGCAGGTTTAGATTATCGTAGTACAGCTACATCTTTGAAAAGGAGATTTGGGCAAGAAACAGAAACATATGTAAATCATGCTACTAATCTAAATGCAAAGCCACCTACATATGATGAATTTGCTCAAGAAATTATTGATCTATCTATATTAAATGGTAATCCTAGTTGGAGTAGAAAGTATTATGATAATATACCTGAGTTCAAAAAGGTAGGAATGAGAAAACTAGAAGATTTTTTAAGAGATATAGATCAACGAGCGCAAGATGGTAATCTATTCCATGATAGAACTGTTATTAAATCTAATGTTAAAGAATTTAAAAATGAACTCAAAGATTATCCTAAACGTATTACTGCTGAAAAAGATCCAGTAATGAAAGAAATATTAAAACTAAATTTTGCACAGTTAAAAAAGAAAATTAAGTTTTATGAAGAGTATAGACCAACAAGAGCAAACTATAAGTTTCCATTATATTACAATAAAGAAATGCTTATATCTGATCCAAGTAAACAAGAAGAACTTGTTCGAATATTTATGGAACATTTTATTGAGCAAGGTAAGGTGACTAGGTGGCAAGAAGCACAAGGTAGCTATGTAGATGTTGGTATTGCTAAGACTATAAAGGGTAGACAGAATGCTAGAAAATATGCAGAAGAAATAGTCGATACGATTATTGAGAAAGGTGATGATCCATATACTTATGGTGAAGGTATTGGTAAAGGTAAGCATTTATTAATGAGAGTAACTGATATACCGGAGTGGAAAGTTATGGATTTTCTTATCCGTGATCCAAAGATTATGACAGAATACTCTAAGAAAATGGGATTTCGTATTGAATTTGCTAGACGTTTTGGTGATGAAGATATTGGTAGTCTTATTAAAGGTATGGAAGTTAGAATGAAAGCTGACAAATATACTGATAAACAAATAGCTGAAATTAAATCTGACTTTCTTGCAGACTTTGAAAGAGTGGCAGGGCAAATGACACGAGAGCCTCATAGATGGGATACTGCATTTACTAGAAATATAAAAAGAGTTGGTGGTATGACATACTTATATGGTGCAGGTATATCATCATTTACAGAAACTATTGCTATGCCTATATTTGAACATGGCTTTGGCAAAGTATTTAGGGGTGTAGTTCAGGCTTTCGATGGTAACTTTGATAAGATGAAGATGAATGCTAGAGATCTTATGCACATGGGTGAAGCATTAGAGATGATTAGACCTACTGCACATCACAGAATGTTGCATGATAATCTTAGACCAGTACAAGTTGGTAGAGTTGAGAAGGGATTAGAACAAGCAGAGAATTGGTTCTATAAAGCAAATGGTTTAGCACCAATTACTTCTATTGGTAAACTAGTTGATGCGGCTATACGAGTGCCAAAGTTTTATGAGCAACTAAAAAACTATGGAAAGAATGAGTTTGATGTTATTGAACTTGCAAGATATGGCATTGATGAAAAATTAGCTAAAGATATTTTAACAAAAGGTGCATGGCAAGAAACTGATACTGGTATGCCATTATTAAATATAGGTGGTTGGGATACTTCAACAAAAGCGGCAAGAGAATTGAAGTCAAAAGTAATAACGTATTTTAATACTGCATCAAGAAATACGATTATTCATGCTACTGCATTTGATAGACCAACAATGATGGATGGATTTGTTTACAAGAAATGGAGACCCTACATGAGAGCAATGGGAATAGAGCCAGACCCAAGAGCATCAGTAGGAAAAAGAGCAGATGGCACATATGCTTTTCCAGTAGCAAGACTAGAGTCAGGTACAATGGCAATGCCATTTCAATTCTATAACTTTGCATTTGCGGCACACTCAAGAGTACTTGGTGCATTGATAGATCCTGCTAAACAAAATAGGTTAGCAGGTGCAATATCACTTATGGCTATGAGTTACGTTACACTATCACTAAAAAAACCTGATTGGTGGTTTGAGAACAAAGACTATCCTGAATTATTAATGAGAGTTGTAGATCATTCAGGTGTTACTGCATTATATGGTGATTTATTTTATCATGCTTTGAATGTTGCAGTTGCCAGTGGTATACATGATCCTGATGATTCTTGGTTAAAAGGTAGATATAAAGCTGATGGGTGGGATACAGCATTTGGCTTTGCAGGTGCAAGTCCTTCTATGATTAGAGAATGGGTTGTTGGTGCTAATGATTTGCTAAATGATAGAACTGAAGAAGGTATGAAAACTTTATCTTATAATTTACCAATATTGCAGTTATTAAGTCTTGATGATGATTTTAGATCTTTAGCTGATGAAAAAGAAAGATATAGATATTAATAGACATTTATAATAAAAACTAGTAAAGGTAAGATATGACTATAGTATTGAGTGCAAATACACCACGAATTAGTTACACTGTTAATCAGGGTGACTCTCGTACAACTTTTCCTACTGACTTTGTATTTTTCGAAACAACAGATGTAAATGTTTTTGTAGATGGAGTTGCAAGATCATTTGATGCTTCAACATCAAGTTCAACAAAGTTTACTCTTAGTGGTGGCAATGGTTCTACTGGAACTGTAACAACACCTGTCACTGGTGCAACTGGTGGCAGTACTGTTGTCATTACTAGAGATGTTGAGCTTAAACGTACTACTGACTTTCCTAGTTCAGGTGCTTTTGAGATATCTAAATTAAATACAGAGTTAGATACTATTATTACAATGATATCTGACTCACAAGATGAAAACTCAAGAGCAGTAAGATTATTAGACAATGATGATTCAGCTACTTTAACATTGCCTCTTAAGGCAGATAGAGCAGGTAAAATATTAGGATTTAATTCATCATCAGGAAATGCTGAAGCTGTTAACCATATTACTACAGCGGCAGTTACAGTATCAACTTTGAGTGTTGGTGCATCTGCTACTGCATCTGTGTCACAATCAGGTAATACAGCAACATTTGCATTAGGTATACCTACTGGTGCTACTGGAGCAACTGGTGCTACTGGTGCTACTGGAGCTACTGGTGCAACTGGATCACAAGGACCTACTGGACCTCAAGGTGCTACTGGACCTCAAGGTCCTGCAGGAGCAGATGGTGATATGACAAGTTTTACAGTAGCAGGATCATCAGGTTCAAGCCAAACTATTACAAATGGTAACACATTAACTATTGCCGCAGGATCAGGAATAACAACAACTGCTAGTGCAACTGATACTGTCACTATAGCTGTTACTGCTGATCCAATAGCTTTTGCGATTGGACTTGGATAAGGAGATATAAATGGCAAACACATTTAAGGTCAAAACAAATCAACAAATGCCTGATAGTGGATCAGCCGAAACACTGTATACAGTTCCAAATTCGACAACCACAATAGTTATAGGTTTACTTCTTTGTAACATTCATACAACGGCAGTTACAGTAGATGTTGAGCTAAACTCAGATACTAGTGACACAGAAACAAACAATAATGTTTCGTTAGCTAAAACAGTAAGCATACCAAGTGGCTCTACATTAGAACTACTTACTGGTGGTAAGGTGGTACTACAAGCGACAGACGTATTAAAGGTTAACTGTAGTGTCCAAGCAAAAATAGATGCAACACTAAGTATATTAGAAATTACATAGGTGACACATGGGATTCATAGGTAGGCAACCAACTCCAGTACCATTAACATCATCAGATATTACAGATGGAATAATAAGTACTGCTAAGATTGCAGATGATGCAGTAGGAAATACAAAATTAGATTTGTCTGCAAATTATGCTTTTACTGGAACTATAAGTGGTGCTTCACTTGCTGGTACTGGTGCATTTTCAGCTAGAGCAACTACACCAACAACTTGGTCTACATTAAGTACAGATACTATATTACAGTTTAATAATGTTAGTAGTGGTGAAAGTTTTGATACAGATTCTAACTATAATACATCAACATATAAGTATACTGCACCAGCAACTGGTGTTTATTTATTTTGGTATACTATATATACTGCAAATTCAGACACTGGTAACGAATTTGGTTTTTTAAAAAATAGTGCAAGAATTGATTATTCTGGTGGTAATGATGATAAGTTTACTGGTTTAAATAGTTCTGATGATGACCATCAACAAACAGTTTCTATTGTTGTACCTATGACTGCTTCTGAAACTATGGCAGTTATTTCTGTAACTGGAAGTGATTGGTATCCACCTCATTGTGCATGGGGAGGTTGCAGATTAAAATGAAAAACTTTTTACATTTAAATATATGGAAAGAAGAACATAGTTCTATTTATAGAGAAATAGTTTCACGATATGGTCGGTCTGATTATGAAGATGATACAAAAAGAACTAAACATATAGCTACTCTAAAATCAGAATGGGAAACTGCAAAATATAAAAGAGAAAGAACATCTAATTATCCAACAATAGGTGACCAACTAGATATGATATATCATTCAGGTCAAGGTGGTGATGCTTTTCAAAAAGCAATAAAAGCAGTAAAAGATAAATATCCAAAGGGTTAGAAAATGGCATATATAGGCAAAGAACCACAAGTAGGTAACTATGTTAAGCTAGATGCTATTACTACCTCTAGCACAAATACATATAATCTTACTAAAGACTCTGTAGCATTTACACCTGAGTCAGCATTACATATGCTTGTATCTTTGAATGGTGTCATTCAGTCACCATTGAGTTCATTTTCTGTATCAGGCTCTACTATTACATTTTTGCCTAGTAGTGGCACTTTGTCCTCTAGTGATACAATAGATTTTATTGTTGTGTTGGGTAATGTACTAGATATTGGCACACCTAGTGATAGTACAGTAACAAATGCAAAAACTAATTTTGCATCTAGTTCATCTGCCGCAGGTTTGCAGATTAGAGGTGATGGAACATCAAGTGGCACTAGTGGAACATTACAACTAAATTGTAGTGCAAATAGTCATGGTATAAAATTAGCTTCACCTGCTCACAGTGCAGGACAAAATTATACATTAACATTTCCAACTTCTGCACCAAGTGCAGATAAATTTTTAAAAACAGATGGCTCAGGAAATTTATCTTTTGCAGATGCAGGTGGTGCAAACACTCCATATTTTATAGGTCATAAAGCTGACAGCGATCAAGTAACAACAAGGAATGTTTTAACAGTATTGAATGGTTTTACTCGACTTGAAACAGATAGTGATAGTGCTTTTGATGGAGAAACCTTTACTGTTCCAAGTGGCAAGGCAGGGAAATATGTTTTTGCTTGTCACGTAAAACATCTTTTTAATAGTATAGGTCATGATGGAGAAAGATTTTTTGCTCAATTTAGAAAGACATCAAGTGGAGTAAGCACAACTTTTGGTGCAGATGATTTTGGAAAATATAGTGGTTATAATATTAGTTTTGCATCTAGTACTCTTACTCAAATTATAGACTTAGCTGTTGGCGACACAGTAAATTTATTGGCATTTAATAAAGATGGAAATGCTGGTGGCAATGCTAAAATTTCTGATGCTTCATTTTTTATGGGATTTAAATTAATAGGATAAACATGGCAGATTTATCAACAAAAATAGAACTTTATTGTAAAGCAAATGGCAAGGAAGCAATCTTTGAAGAAAATGTTTTTTTGATGGATAATGCTGATGGCAAAGGTGCATTCATTTACAAATGGTCTGTAGATGGTTTAAGTAAACCAACAGATAAACAACTAGCATCATATGAAACATCAGGAAATAAAGAAGAAGCAAATAACAAAATTCGTGTGACTCGTAAATTAGCTTATGGCAATATAGGTGAGCAACTTGATGAAATATATAAAGACATTGATGCTTGGAGAGCAAGGATTAAAAAAATAAAAGATGATAATCCAAAGGAGTAATTTATGCCTTTAGTAAAAACACAAGCAGAAGGAATAAACTTAGCAGATACGTTTGCTTTTACTGGTACTGTGAGTGGTGTTGGTAGTATTACTACTGAAAATTCTGGTGGTGTTTCTGTAAATGGTAGTGCAGCAGCTGATTTTACAAGTCTGCCATCAGGTATAAAAAGAATACAAGTAAATTTTTATGGTGTTACAAATGCTGATGTTAGTCTTTTAGTACGTCTTGGAACAAGTGGTGGATTGACAACATCAGGTTATGTTTCTACCTCTGAATATAGGAGCGGCATGGGAGGTACTGATACAAGTGGTTTTATTGTTTATGGTGGGCAAAGCACTATTGGAGGTATTATGACAATAAATCATTTGGGTTCAAATAGGTTTGTTGAAAATCATGTTGTTTATTACAATACATCAAATGGTGTTTTTGGTGGTGGTATAGTAACTTTAGGTGGCACTTTAGATAGAGTAAGAGTGCAAGGAGTTTCAGGTGGAAATTTCAGCGCTGGTTACGTTAATATTTTTTATGAAGCATAGGTAATAATATGTCAAAAAAAATAATATATGATTTTTCAACAAATAAAACAGTTACTAAAGATTTGACAAGTGAAGAGCAAAAAGAACTTGATGCACAAAAATCTAATGCTGAAAAACAATTAGAATATTTAAGATTAGAAAGAAATAGATTATTGTTTGAAACAGATTGGTGGGCATCATCAGATTTAACAATGACAGATGCACAGAAAAAGTATCGTCAAGATTTACGAGATATAACTAAAACATTTCAATCAATGGAAGATAAAGATTTTAAGTTCCCTGAAAAGCCGAGTTAATATATGGAACTTGATTTAGTATGGAATATAATCATTACGTTAATTATTATGCCATTTGCTTGGGCATTTAATAAGATGTTTTCAGAAGTAAAACGATTACAAATTCTTTTGAATAAAACAAGAGAAGAGTATGCATCAAAAGAAGATCTACGTCATACATCTAATCGTATTGTAGAAACACTTAATAGACTAGAAGATAAACTAGACAAGGTGCTAAGTAAGTGAGGTGACACTGTGCTTGAAATGCTAATGATCGCAAATAGTGCCTTCGCTGTTATTAAACAAACACTTGAAAATGGAAAAGATATAGCCTCAGCAGGATCTGCAATAAGTCGTTTTGTAAATGCTGAAGATCAGCTACAGAAAGATTTACATAAAAAACGTAATAGTATCTGGACTAATTTATTAGGCAAGACTGACAATGATCTTGAAGAGTTCATGGCACTAGAGCAGATACGAGTTAAGCATGATAAGCTACGAGAGTATATGCAATTATATGGTAGGGCAAACTTGTGGAATGATTATCAAGCATACTGCGCTGAGGCTCGTAAAGCTAGGAGAGAAGCGGCAGAAAAAGCTAAGAAACAAAGAGAAGAAATCAAAGATCTTTTCTTAAAAATTATTTTAATTATACTGATAACTACTTTACTTGCAGGTGTAGTAACTGTACTTGCAGTAATAGCAAAGAAGAAAGGTATAATATGACTGCATTTATGTTGGCTTGTTATCTTAATGGTGTGGCACAAGGAGCAATATATTTTAAAAATGTTGCTGACTGCACATTTTATACAGAGTATTTAAGTAATCAAACATATGATAGTGCTACTGGTGAGAATATGGAATACAAGTGCATATGTAAACTTGTACCACGAGTAGACGAAAAGAAAGTGAGGGTATACTAATGATACAAGCATTGATTGGTCCTGCTACTAAGTTACTTGGTAAATTTATAGAGGACAAAGATACTAAGAATAAACTAGCACATGAGTTAGCTACTATGGCTGAACGTCATGCACAAGAACTTGCTAAGTCACAGATAGAAGTGAACAAAGCTGAAGCACAATCAAGACATTGGTTTGTTGCATCGTGGAGACCTTTCATTGGTTGGACTTGCGGCATTGCTTTAATGTGGCATTTTGTCCTGTCACAGTTTATTTTATTCTTTGCTACCATGTTTGGCTTTGATCTTCCTGCTTTGCCTGAGTTTGATATGGGATCTTTGATGACGGTGCTGATGGGTATGCTTGGCTTGGGTGGACTCCGTACATTTGAAAAGTATAAAGGTATGACAAAATGAACATAGATTTATTACGAGAAGAGTTAATGCGAGATGAAGGTGTCATGTATGAGATATATAAAGACCATTTAGGTTTGCCTACTTGTGGCATTGGTCATCTTATTACAGATCTTGATACTGAATATGGTATGCCAGATGGCACACCTATAAGTAAAGAGAGAGTTGAAGAGTTATTTGAAAGAGATGTTTATACTACAGTAGCAGAATGCAAACTAATCTATCATGACTTTGATGATCTACCTGAAAAAGTGCAACACATAATAGCTAACATGATGTTTAACATGGGTAGACCAAGACTATCTCGCTTTCATAAAATGAAAAAAGCAATCGATAATCGTGATTGGTATGAAGCCGCATACGAAATGACAGACTCAAAGTGGGCAAAACAAGTGCCAAACAGGGCGCATAGGCTTATTGATGAAATGAAAAGTGTGGGTGAATCAACGTAATTCTAGGGTACAATCATACTAGAGGGGGTCTTTACCCCCTCTGTATGGCTCTTAAATCAAGAGTTTTTTTACTACTTCCTGCTAATCAGGTGGCAAATCAGCTTGATTAGTAATATTTTGCAATTACTATACCATTTACGACTAACTGCCATAAATCTTTAACCTTATTCTTTTTTCAGGGGAAGTTTTATAGTTATATAACTTCTCAATATTAAGAATAAAATCATTACGACTACCTTGATTAGTAAGTTTTGATGAAAAGTTTTTTAGCTTATTCTCAAAGATACTCCAAACAAATACTGGATCATTCATTACAGAAATCATAGCACGGATAAATGATACTTTCCTATAATGCTCAAAGTATTCACCAACATAGTCAATGCAGGTAGCAGTCTTTTTTGCTTTCTCTAAATCATGGATAACAAACTTACCTTCCTTAAACAATTTCATATCATGAGTATTGCAGTAACCTTTGCCATTTAACATGGCTAGTGAGTCTGACACACTGAAGCCATAGGTTCTGACAAACCATTCAAGGCTTACATAATCAGGAACTTCTAACTTGAAGTGCGACATCATATACTCGTGCATAGTCCATTTTCTATTGACAGAGTTTAGCTTTCTAATATCTGTTAAACTTAAGCCATCTTTAATTATATATGCTACTGGCTTATCCAATGCTTTATATGCTTCAAGTCTATGCTGACCATCACATACTTCCATCTTCTCATTGACAATAATAGGTATTTCTAAATCTCGTTCATCTATCTCAGTGGACAGATCTTTCACGTGCTTATTAACTATATCTCTATTGCCTTTGAGATAGCTAAATATACTATAATCAGTAGTATAGTGAACTTTATTTTTTTCCAAAGTAACCTCCATTATTTTATTTAGTTGAATACATTACAAGTTGACTTCTACCTGCACGACCTTTTCTTGTATCACCATTACGATTAATCAAACCCTTTCTTTCAAGAGTAGCATATCTAGGTGTTATACTACCTTCTCTAAACGTAAAGTTTTTATGTGATTTCATAAGATGATTCCAAACTTCATCATGTGTAGCACCTGCTTTACCATGTGCTTTGATAGAACTAAGAACAATTTTTTCTAATCTATTAGTGTCAATAGATTCAGCGGCTTCCCATGACGTTTTAGGATCATGGGTTCTTGCCTTTGCATCAAAATTAGAATGGGATTTCATCTATAACCTCCGTGTCATCATTGTTAATTGTCACAGTCTCTTCACCTACTCGTGGTGTACGATCACCTATACGAGCAGATAAAAATTTTGTATCACCATCTTTGGATACAGTTCTCCAACAAGCAATCCTACGTTTTTCCTGATTAGGTAATTGTACTGGACCACTGAAATCAGGTGATTTTTCATTTAGTGATTTATCATTCTCATACATAGTACCGATCTTTGCATAGACATCACGAGCAGTATTACCATCAGGTAGTGATGCTTTGATGATTACAATTCTATGTTCATCACCTTTACTATTTAGCTTACCTTGCACAAGCAGACTTTCATCTGCTCGTGGTTTGAAAAAGCTACCTCTATCTGTGTTATCATAATCCATCATCTTCTCCTCTTGGTGTTGGCTTTGATATATTTATTGTTGGCTTACTTGCCTCGTTACCATCATCATCTTCTGATGGCAAACCATACACAGCTTGTAGTGTGTATCTCTTTGCATATGTAATAGCTGACCCAACTTTCTGTGGGTTTTCCATATTAGCATCAGATAATATAACTGGTAACTTTGATACATATGTTTTCTCGTCATGCTCATGACGTACAGTAGTCACCACTATTGGTTCTGATTTTGTATCTCTATGACTAACATATACATAGTCAATCTCTTGAGTAAAGAACAAACCAAACTGATTGCCTTGATTTACTGCTTCAATAACAGACTCAAGTTTTGAATAGTTACTTCTGAAGTGTGGGTTCTTGCCATCTTTCTTTGCAGTAACAGCAAGTTTTTGAAATGCTAACATAGCACTAGCTAAGTTATATACTTTACTAGGTGTCGGCTTTTTGGTATTACTTTTAGTATCTGTCATGTGTAACCTCCATTATACAGATAGGTTATAGGGTGAGTTGGGTCTACTCACCCTTTTTCTTTGTGATGCGAATTGACCCTCGCTTATCTCGCTTGACGGATATGCGATCATTATAGATCTCTGATTCATCAGGCTTGATCTCTTCTTTGAGCAGCTTTTTTGCTTTCTCAAATAATTTTGCAGTATCTTCATGTAGTAAGTAATCAGTACAAGCTTCAGTAAAACTGTTGCTTTTTGATACATCTCGCTTTGTCATGCCATTGATAGGTATAGCATCAGTAATACTATTTGATGTATTAACATATTTATTTTCAGGTTCTTCATTATGTACTACATAATCCCAAAAGATCTTTATCATATTAAGCATTTCAGCTTGATATTGCTGACTACTATCTATGATAACTCCATCATATTTATTACCCAGTATGACAGATAATAAACATTGTTTTGCTTTGGATATGTAAAGATAAAACTGTATCTGTGGCATATAGAAGTTAATCATATTCTCCATAGTATTCATGCTATGAGTATGTTTGCATTCGATAATCATATGTTTGTCTTTGTCGTAACCATCAACTGTACCTTGAAATGGTATGCTACCATATGACATTTCAAATTTTTTCTGTGCTGACCACTCGTAATCAAATGCTCTTTGCGACCACATGAGATTAAAGTTTTCTGTTTCTACACCAAGCAAGACATGAAACTCATGTGATAAATCTACACGACCAATCTTACCAGTTTTTATTTTCCATAGTTCATTCCATTTACCAGACATAAGTGTGACCATATCAGAACCTCTGATATAATCTTCTTTATGTGGCGAAAGACGTAGTTCTACTGCCATTGCAACCTCCATTTCTTGCTATCAGCATATCATATTTATTTAAATATATCAAGTATTTAGATATAATCTTTGTGGGTAGATGACATTCCTGCAGGTTGCAGGTTGTCGTTTTTATCAGGCACAAATAATATTGACTGATAAAATTCATAGTAACTTTTTATGTGTACCTTTCCGTATCTGTCACGATCAGATACCTCTATTGGTACATCTTCAAATCTTTCTTCATTCGACATCGGCTTCCTCCTTTATAAAGTCTTTGACTAATTTATCACTGATATTTTCAGTTAAAAATTGTGTAAGAGCATCGCCTTCAATTGTAGTATGTTGCCAACAATCAAGAAGAAAGTACATAAGGTCTCTTCCTTCTAACGATTCCATATCTTCTATTTGCCATTTTGCTAGGGTCATATCATAATCCTTTTGCTGATATTAATTGTTGTGATACTGATTCAACCAATGACTTACGATAATAAAGTAGTGGCTGAACAAACTCATAGATCTCTGCTAGTGATGGAAAAAACTTACTCTTTAAGCATATCTCATTACAAGCATACTTAAGTATGTCGGCAGGTATGTGTGACAGCTTACCTGCGTAGACACGAGCTTTGAGTGCCATGTCTTTTTCTGTGAGTGCTGATTGCTTGGTTGTGCATACCATCACTTCTATGATCCACTCTTCAATCTTCTTTGGGTCTGCAACTGTCATAGCATTTTGCATCAAAGCAATGATTGAACTTTCTCTTTGAATGTATTGATTGCCTACGTCTGATATGTGCGGCATCTCCCATCTAAAGAATATGTATTGATTATTCACTCGTTCATTTATCTTGCAGTTCAGTAAGGACTCGATAGTAGAACGAATTGTCTTGGTGTATTCGTTGGGTTTTGCTGAGTGAAGTTGTGCGATTTCGTTTCCTTTGTAGTTGTCTTTCACACCATTTGCAATACTCAGTATCCCATTCTTTTCGTTGGTATTTGTTTTTAATGTAGAAATGTTTAAAGAATTTTGTTTCTCTGTCATGGTTAACCTCCTTATATTTGTCCATGATTTCTTGGCTTGGTTGCCAATCTTTATCTAAGTGGTACATTGTATTTACTCCAATGTTCATTCCAAAGTTCTACTGCAATATCATTACATAGGTCTTTTTCTGATTGGAACTTTGGTTTCATTTTGTAGTTGATGAATCTTTGTATCTGTGACACATCATCTGCAATATCAATTTGATGTTCAAGTCCATCAAGCTGTACTACACGATCATAATAATCTTGTAGTTGTTTCTTAACATTACCCATCTTTACCTCCTTTGATGCTTAGTTGTATCTCTGCTATACGAGTTGGTGTTACAATTTTATCATTGCATGATGTGCAACACCACCCATCTTCTGTAATTGGTGAAGGGTTATGACCACCATGCCAAAAGATGTGACCATCTTTATCTCGTTGTGGTTCTATTGGTTGGTGACATATTACACACTTTTCTTGCCAATTCATTTGATTAAGTCCTCCATTATTTTATCAGGTATTACAGCAACCCATCTTGGATCACCAGTTTTACGTTTATACAAAGCAATATCTTTTCCTTGCAACACTTTGAAAACACTAGGAAATTTATCTACTGCTCTGTATTTTACCTCAACAATATATTCTTTATCGTTGATAGTTAATTTTAAATCTCCAGTATGTTCACCTCCCAAACTACCTGAGAGGGGAACTTTTTTACAAGCTAACTTCCAAGAACTAAATAATTTTACAAACCAGTTCTCATGATAGTTGCCTTTGATTTTACTTTTCGAGGGCATTTCTACATTTTTCCTTTATACTTACCAACCTAGTATGAGTATCAGTACCTATATCTTTATCTTCATTATAAAATTTTTCTAATAAAAATTTCATACTTACTTCAATCATCACTAAATCTTTTTTAGTAAATAGATCTTCGGTTTTAGGATCAATAGTATTTTTTACTTCCTCCATAGTCATAAATTTTTGCATCAAAATTCTCCATCATCTGTTGATACTGTTAGGTAAACTTGTAATGTTTCACACCAACATAACAAGTTAAATAGTCTAGGTTCAACAATCATACGTTCCCATTGACCTAGTAGTTTTGTTTCAATACCTATCTCCAAAGCTATGTACTCCTGCGAAAGTTTACGTTGCTTTCGCAGTTGTACTAGCTTTGTTATTATAGATTTGTATTGATACTTTACTGTGTTTTTCACAACACTAACTAAAGTTCATGTGTTTGATACTGCTATCATTGAGTACTTCTTCAATGATATCTGACATTTGTAGATCAGGGTGATGTTGCTCCCATATCTTTGTAGTCTTGACAGTCATTTTGTTTATCCAAACCTCACGGTTTTCATTGCCATATGGTTTAGCCACATCACACAAATGCTCAAACATTTCTCTGTGATCTGATGGGTGTGCAATCCGTGCATAGGTCGTACAGATTGCAAGTTCTTTTGTAGTATATGTAATCAACGTAGCCTCCACTTAGTTGAGTATTGAGTTTGGTCTGTTCATATAGCTTACCATTTTATTGTTACGTTCTACAATAGTTTTGTTGGTGCTACTGACATTCTCAGGGTGTGAGATCCAATGTGTTACTGCATTGTATAGACCCCACTTGTTTTTACCAATGCTTTTTTGGTATTCTTTCCAATGTTGTTGCAGCTTTGCATACTGTGTTTCGTTGCGATACTTGCCATCAACTGTAGGTTTAGGTGTCCAAGTTAGCTTTGAAAACATTGAGTTTGCATCTTGTGTACTTACTGGTGTCTTGTACCAATCACGATATCTTTCTTCGTTACTACGAAACAGATCTACTGATTGTTTTAGATGCTGAAAGTTATACTTGAAGTGACCATTATGTTTGAGCCTGAAGTTAGCAACTGGATCAGGTGTTGTGCATTTATTATTACAAAACATACGAAGTCCATCTGCTTGTATCATAACTGACCACACACCATTGTATGAGTTACGAACTGATATCTGAAATGCAACATAGTCTTGCATTGCAGGATCATCAAAGCATATCTCTTTGAATACTAATCGTGTATCCATCATAGCACCATTGTCTAACATATTTATCTGTGTGACATATGGTGTCTTGAGTGTATCTGCTAAGTCAATGATAGGATCAAGCACTTCTGCATGAGTAACTGGTTTATATGATATTGAATGACTGCCAAGATATTCCATTGTATCTGTACGAACAATCATCATTTTGTCAGGACATTTGACTAGCTTTGTTTCACAGTCATCATCATATGTACCTGCCATTGATATGGTGTCTATTGGAAAGTCATAGTCACCTTGTTTGTCTACGAGTCTTGCGAGTTGTGTCATGTGATTCATTAGAATCTCCTATAGTTGGTTTAAGTGTAGTAGTAGATAGGCTACAATCATAACCTCTGTCCATAATACTAGAGATAAGATTGTATATATAATGTATCCCCAATTCATTTTGGTAGATACAATCTGATGTAACTGACACCATATACTAGACTTATAAGTCCAATAGTATATATACCCAACCATATAAGAATAGCAGGATCATTGTCAGTAAATTGATATGTAAATAATATTGATAGTGCTGTAACAATACTACCAAGTATAGTACAAAGTATATAAGTCATTTAGTAACCTCCATGTTGTTATAATAATCTAAGTTGTAGTTGTGTAGTGACACACAATCAATCAATGCAATGAACTCATTGTGATAGATTGATGCAATCACTACAACGATTGTTAATGTAATATAATTAATCAATACCATGTCAAACTCCAATTCAATACGATAGATCACACGCTAACACACCTCGCTATCACACGCTAGATTCCCCACACCCTGAT